GGCACTTCCGTCCACCTCGAACACGACGCAGTCATCGAAGGACTTGAACTTCTTTACGATGAGGTTCGCGCGCCGAGCTCCGTTCAGCCCCTTCGCCACAACCCTGGTATTCGACCCATTGAACAGCCTTTCGCCTGTGAGATAACCCCACAGCCAGTGCTCGAAAGGTTTAAGAAAAGAAGCGAGGGCCAGATTGTACCTAGGACTTCTCGGGAATATCATCCTAGGTTTCCCATACTTTCCGTACCCAAACTTCTCTGCCTTCAGAAACGCCCCTAGTATGCTATCCCGCACCTGGATAGGCTCTTCGGCGAGCGACGTTTCTGCTTCAATGTATCTACGGCGCAAAAGCCCACTATAAGATTGCGCCGTTTCCAGGTAACTCCATCTTTGACCGCCCCATCGCCGTGCTAGTACTCCTAAACGCTTGAAAACCCGGAGAACTGGGAGACGTGAGCCAGGATCGGCCGTGGGTGTGGGAGCTAGAGACCGCTTAAGTAGGGCAGCGATCTCGTTGTGGTTGCAGTTAGCATGCACTGAGGGGGCCCAACACCCCTCGATTATATCACCTAGGTTGCATGCTGTGTACATTTTGCGCCTCTGATAAGGGTCACAGCCAAGTGGTGCTTTCAGCTCAAGGAAGGCGCCGTCACGCAAAGGGAGTTGAGGAGCTCCCTTGCAGACGCCTCTGAGACACACCTGGCTGGCCTAATCTTTGGCGCTCCACCATCCGTTCGTCTCAGGCAGGGCCCCCGTGGTGCTGGCGCTCTGAAGGATTTTTATGCCTAGAGACTCCCGAGACGACGGGAGCCAAGACAACGCCACGGTGGGAGCAAGAGTTTCCTCTGCTTCCTCCATGGAAAATCCTTCGCGTTTAAGCCACTCCAAAGCGCGAGTACCAAGTGCCGACAGAAGGCGTGGTTCTCTGCGTTTGAATGTGGCGTAAGCCGCCAAACGGGCGAGGAGCTCTGGGTAAAGACGGAAACAGGTGCCCTCAAACACCGCATTTACGTACGTCAGTACCCTGACTGTCCTCTCCTCGCCCTCACCTTGGGGTTTA